ATCAAGGTGCCTTTAAACCAAAACCAGTACGATGCGCTGTACAGCCTGTGCTTTAACATTGGCGCAACGCATTTCAGAGAATCAACCGTGGTTAAAAAGATCAACCAGGGTGACTTAGCCGGGGCCGCCGACGCCATTTTAATGTGGAACAAGCCCCCTGAGCTAGAAGGCAGGCGCAAGCGCGAAAGGGCCCTCTTCCTGGGGCTAGAACAGTAATAATTTTGCATTAGTATATGTAAGGACTGATCATCCTCTTTTCAAAAATAACCTATAGGATTTATAATGGACGGATTTAAAACACTACCTAAAATGCAGCACTTCAAAGAGGGTGGCAAGGTCAATGTAATGAATAAAGGCGGGACGACTAAGGTCATGTGCGCCGGTGGTAAGTACAAAGAGGGCGGCCTTGCTGACGCTAAGCAGGACGAGAAGACGGCCAAAAAGGTAGTTAAGTCTGCGTTTGGCATGCACGACAGCCAGCTACACGACGGCGAAAAGACAGATTTGAGCAAGCTCCGTAAAGGCGGCCGCGCTAAGAAAGAGGGCGGAAATGTCCGCAAGTACAAGGCCGGTGGCGCTATTGAGATGAAGAAAGACTCTGGCGACTTGGACAAGATCAAGAAGATTAAGGACACCGAGCCAAAGAAAGCCGCTGCGCCGTCTGAGGCAGTGAAGCGCCCATCAGCACGCGCCAGTGACGTAGAAAAAGAGAAGGGCAAGCCCGCCGGAGATAACGACAAAATCAAAAAGGTCCCGCCCACTGGCGACAAGAAAGCCGACGCAGAGTCTAAGGCTAAGGCTAAACCCGCTAAAAAAGGCATTGACGCAATCGACGACATAGATGGTGCCGCAAAAAAGTTTAAGGCCGGTGGATCCATCAAGAAGATGGCCGCCGGCAGTCTCACAGGCAGTTTATTAAACCCAATGCAGCGCGAGCAGATTGCTCAGAGCATGTACCAGCCCGCTAACGTGGGCAACATTCCTCAGCAGCAGCCCGCGCCGATGATGCAGCCGCAAAGTCAAGCAATGGCTAGACCCCAACAAACTGGCATGATCCCACAGGGCATGCAACAACCGATGCAGCAATAATATGCCTATTCAATCAAAAGCACAAGAGCGCCTTATGCAAGGCGTTAAAAACAATCCTGAGTTTGCCAAGAAGGTAGGGATACCTAAAAAGGTGGGCGTAGAGTTTGTTAAGGCAGGCAAGGCCAAGGCCAAATTACCCGCACGGAAGTCATCCGGACGTGGGAGATAATCCTTGTCTTACTCTGGAACAACCAACCAAACCGCGGTTAATGTAGACCAATTAATCGCGTACTCGTTTCGTGACTGTGGAAAACAGGCCGAGGAGATGACTCCTGAGCTTGTTAACACAGCGAAACAAGCCCTATTTTATATACTTCAAAACAGCGTAAACCGCGGCCCCAACTTGTGGCTGCTGCAAAACGTTGTGCTTGGCGCGCAGTCTAATCAGCAGACACTATCTCTGCCAACTAACACGATTGACGTGCTTGAGGCTAACTGGGTATACATTCAGACGCCGCAAATATCTTCGGCGCTGCCAACAGATAACTCCACATCGGCCACGGTCTTTGACGGAAACCTTAACGGATTCGGCACGACCACAACTGGCGAAAACTATTTTGGCGCGTCTTATGGCCAGGCAACGTCTGTTTACTACGTCGGCTTTAACGCTTACAGCCCAACAAACGGATCAACGGCAACGTACAACCTGGCGTATGAGACCAGTAACGACGGCGTTACCTGGACAGCACAGTTCCAGATACCAACAACCACAGTGGCTGATAAGCAGTGGACCTACGTGCCCGTTAATATTACGCAGGGCTACTACTACCACAGACTGCGGGAGACTGTGGCGACAACGTTCTCAGTTCGCCAAATTGTCTTTGCGCAGTCGCAGCAAGTTATTCCACTGGCGCGGCTCAACAGAGACGACTACTGGAACCTGCCAAACAAACAATTCCCAAGCGTAAGGTCACTACAGTACTGGTTTAACAGAACGATTGACCCTCAAATGTATTTGTGGCCCGTGCCATCAAATGACTTCCAGGTCTTCCAGTTGGTGCTTGAGACACAGCCGCAGGACGTTGGATCGCTCACAAACCAGTTGTACCTGCCCAACCGTTGGCTGCCGTACATTCAGGCAGAGCTGTCATACAAAATGGCGTTTCAGTTGCCCGACGTGGACTCTAACAGACGCGCAGAGCTCAAGGCACTGTCCTTACAAATGCGCACGGAGGCTGAGGAGGAGGATAGAGACAAGTCGCCTATTTATTTCCAACCCAATTTTTCATATTATTCGAGATGACAACCACATCGGTAATGACATATGATTCGCTGACAGCGGACATAATCAACTACACAGAGCGTAACGACCCACAGTTCGTGGCCACAATACCAACCATTATTGCGTTGGCGGAGGCCTCTATTGCCGCTGAGTTGAAAACGTTCTTGCAGCTTATTGTAGTTGAGACGACACTGTCCGCGAATCAGACTGTACTGGCAAAGCCCGCCAGGTGGAGAAAGACTGTCTCTATGAAGGTCAACGGCGAGCCGATGCTGCTCCGTAGTCAAGACTATATCGCAATGTACCAAAACGAGTCTAGTAATGGATCGCCAACGTACTACGGCGACTATGACTACATGAACTGGACCTTTGCGCCAAAACCTGACGCAACTTATCCAGTTGAGATTATTTACTACAGTCTAATTCAACCGCTTGATGATAATAATCAAGAAAATCTTTTTACGCTTACGACTCCTCAATTGATGCTGTATGGTTCTATGTACCATGCGATGGTGTACTTAAAAGCCGCAGACAAGATAGCAACTTGGAAGGGCTACTACGACAACGCTATGGCAGCGATCAAGAAAGAAGACAACTCACGTCGAATCGACAGAAACGTATCTGTTCAGGAACCATAATAAATGTCATCATTTACTTCCCCATTCACTGGCACCGTTATTGAACCAACGGACGTATCGTACTTTGCGCTGTCATTTAGCTCAAATACTCCTCTATACTGGCCGTCTGTTGTAAACCCAACCCAGGTTGCAGTGGCCAGGATTATGGACTGCACACCAACAACATCGGGGCTATCTATCCTGTTGCCCGAGGCTGATCAGGGCGCGGTTGGTTCTGACATACTGTTTACCAACAAGTCTGGCACGTACTCGTTCACTGTAACGGATGCATCCGGATTAAACGGCACAACAATATCTCCAGGTGCGTCGGTTTACTTTTACCTGACTAATAACACAACCTACGCGGGTGTGTGGAGCAACACAATATTTGGCCTCAACACCTCGGTGGCCAGTGCAGCAACACTTGCAGGCGCGGGCCTAACGGTTGTATCAGGCAAGCTAGCAACAACCAGTAACATATCTCAAGTATCTATTGCGCCAACACTTACAGACGCAAGTCGCGGTGTTACTTATGTGTGGACCGCAGGCGTGGGCAGCATATCACTCCCGTCAACTACTGGACTATCAGCAGGGTGGTGGATCGGTTTTAGAAACGGCGGGACTGGAACGCTCACGTTCAACAGAACAAACACCGAGCTGATAAACGGCAACACAAACATCCAGACTAACCCTGGCGATTCAGGTTTTATTTACTATGATATTGGCTCAGGTAACTTCTTTACTGTTGGTTGGGTTGTTGCGTCAAACGTAACGTTTACAGCCGCGTCGTATGACGTAGACAGTATATCTGGCGGATCACTTAGCCTAACAGCCTACGCGCCTATTCTGCAAACATATCTCGCGTTATCTGGCTCAAGATCATCTAACTTACTTGTGACTTTACCCGCCGTAACGCAGTACTATGTTATTTCAAATTCGGTGCCAAACACAGTTGGCTACGCCATTTCATTCCAGGCATCCGGTAGCTCAGTAGCGCCGATTGTAATCAGCCCTGGAGCTACAGCAACACTCTTGTGTACTGGCGGTAACTTACTCGTTATTACACAGTCTATCATTTCAAGTTTTACGGCGCCTGCTACGGGAACTGCGGCAGCTCC